TTATGTTAATGACAGTACAGAAATGAGATTCAAATAAGGAATGATTATGAGACAGAAAACTTTGACAAAGCAATGCAATGCTTGTGGATTCTGTATAATGACTGACAACAATCAACTATCTTGTGCCTGGGGAAACAGTAAAGCTCTTAAAATATTAGTTCCTACAAAAAGAAAGAAAGGACAACCAAATTGCAGACTTTTGAAGAAATGAAGTTAGAGTCTATTGAAAAATTAAGTGAGGATCTTTTATATCATAGTAAACAAAGAAAAAGCATTAGAAGAATATTAATAAAGCGTATTAGAGAAAATTTAGACCTATTTGCAATTCCTAAATACGCAAAACTTTATCACAAAATTAGAAGTGGAAAATATTTAGAAGATTTAACAGATGTAAATGTAGTTGAATATTGTAAAAATATTACAGCAGCAAACAAAAAGTTTTAACTATGGGAGTTTAAAATGGGAACTAAAGCAGATTTCTATATTGACAATAGAGGTGATATGATCTGGATGGGTAGCATATATGAACAAGGAGAACCATGGCATATGCCTATCCCATTGCTTGCACAAGTCAATCCCACAATGTTTTCTGAACAACTAAGTGAATTTCTTGAAAGAATTAAACACATGGATCAAAATTGGCCATGGAATTGGGAAGATAGTCGAACAACAGATTATTCATATATTCTTGATTGTGAAAGAGGAAAAGTAATTGGATTCTCTTCAACAGATAGAATGATCTTTGATCCATTGAAAGTAGCATGTGGTGAGGATTTAAACTCATCAAAAATTGCAAACGCTGTACCAAATTTTCCAAAATTAGGAGATGGACATGGACAGAAGTCTTCCAAATCTTTACAAAGAATACGGAAGCTACTCAAACTATAGGAACTTCCCTTTTGATCTCGATGGATTAAAACCCGTTGAGAGGAGAGTCTTATTATCAGCATTTAAAATTGCAAGAACCAAATTTGCAAAATGCAGACAAGTTGATACTTATACTTGTGGTCATTATCATCCTCATGGAGAATGCTATGGAACAATTGTACAATTAGTTAAACAAGGATTCTTAACTGGACAAGGAAATTTTGGTTCAAGCGTTGGAATTGAATCAGTTGGTGCTGCTGCTCCAAGATATACAGAATGTAGAATCAATGATTATACATTAAATCTAGCATTCAAAATGATTAAATATGTCCCATGGTTACAGACAGAACTTGATGATAAAGAACCATTTTATTTACCAACCATGTTTCCAATATGTTTAATGGGCAAGGAGTATACGCAAGGGATTGGATTTGGTTTTAGAACCTTCATCCCTTGCTATGATGTAAAGGATTTATATGAAAGATTATTATGGTTATTACAAAAAGTAAAAATAAAACCCACAATAAAACCAATCACCGATTGCATCATATATTCACATCCAGAACCCTTAGAACAATTGCTCACCACTGGCAAAGCGAAAATTAATGTGAGAGGAGTAATTAGAAGGGAACCAAGAATAAATAAGGTTACATTAGAATCTTGGCCACCTGGGAAAAGATTTCAAACCATTTTTAATAAATTATCAAAGCATTTTGAAAGTGGTGATATTGGATATACAGATTTGTCTGTATCCCAAACTCGAGTTGTATTTCAAGTTCTGAAATCAAGAAATAGAGATGTAATATATCGAAAATTTGTATCAGATTTAAAAGAAGCAATTAATGGAACAATATCATTTGAAACAATAACTGTTGATAAAGACCAAAAGGTATTCCACAAATCAATTGATCAGATGTTATTAGATACATACTCCGCTTATTGTCAGACGACAGAAAATATGATCAATGAGGAAATTAAAAGAATAAATGAAACTATTGTAGAGTATACAGCATTAAAAAAAATTAGACCAATAATTGCAAGTGGAATTGCTACAAAATTATCACAGGAAAACATATTAAATGAAATTGCAAAAATGACAGATGTATCTAAACAGATTGCTAAAGAATTGATTAATAAATATAAAATAAGCAAACTATTAACACTGGATACAGATACATCTCAATTAAACAGAAAGATAAGTGAATTAAGTGAAACCTTAAAACAGATAGTTCCCTACGTATTGGAGGATTTTGATGAGTTCGTTAAAAACAGATAATAGAGGAAATATTGAATGTCCAAAATGTCGTGGAGCAGGTTTTATGAAAATATTACCTATTGAATTGGTAGATATCTGTGATAGATGTTTTGGAGAAAAACATCTTGATTGGGTTACAGCAGTTATGATTAAAAGAAGAGAACAAGATCTACAATATAATAATATGAGACATTCATATGTTTTAGATAATATTAATCGTCTTCATCATGAAATTATACAACAAGGCAGTTCATTAGGTTTTGATATAAGAGTTGATATAGAAATAAAACCATATGAATATCAAACAAGATTTTATAATCAAATAAGTTTAAATTATGGAGGTAGTTAACATGTTTCGCATTGAAAAAAGATTCACAATCCCAATGGGTCATAGATTAAGCAAACACGAAGGGAGGTGCTCATCAATCCATGGTCATAATTTTGTAATTCATGTAGGAATTAAAACTTTTGAACTAAATAAAAATGATATGATTATTGATTTTTCAGATTTAAAATCATTTGTAAATGCATTACTTGATGATTATGACCATACGTTATTAGTTAATAAAAATGATACTAAATGGTTGACACCATTAGCAAAGGAAATTGGTCTTCGAGCAAGTATTTTTGATCATGATAATCATGATCCAACAGCTGAAAGACTTTCAGAACAACTGTTTTTAAAATTAAAAACTATACTTGAACCGTTAGGGTTTGAAATGGATTATGTTACAGTTTACGAAAATGAAAACTCCAAAGCAACATTTTCTGAGGAATAACTTATGATCATTTTCAAATACAATTTGCTTAAAATATTAAAACGAATGGATGATATTTTTTATAAAGAAGGTAGTATTCCAGAACCAATATTAAAAGAATTTTGTGAAACAATGCTTGCAAGTCCAATAGCTTCATCTACATTTGTTGCAATGTTTGATTCTTGCTCAATTATAGGGAAACAAAATAATTTCAGAAAAAAATTTTATAAATTATCAAGATACATTGATAAACAAATTGTCTATAAGGCAAGTAAAGTTGAAATATTTAAAAGATATGATAAAGAGATGAATAACGTATTTAATTCTAAGAATGTCTTACAAAGAGCATTTATGGACTTGCGTGGCAGGTATAGACAGAATAGTGATATTTTCGATTTTAGTTTATTAAATTCTGACAATGTGGAAGTTGAAATGGTACAAAACCATAAACAATCATATCAATTTGATCCAGCAAATTTAATGATATGAAAAGTATAAGGAGTAAACATGAATATTATTAAAAGATCTGGATTTCTTATTTCAAGGGAATATCAGAATAGAGAATTCTATCGTATGATTAAAGAACATTTAACAAGAAGAACAAAAAACTTTCAAAATTCAACATTTGATATACACACTTTTTATTTAGAGTCAGATGACTATTTATTAATACCAAGATTGTTTCCTATAAAAAAATACATCTTTGATTTTAAAATAGAAGATATAAGTCAAGATGGTGAAGACATTGAAATTGAACATAACATTGTTCCAAGAGGTGAAGCACAAAAAAGAGCAATGGCAAAAATGTTGAATTCTGAAAATTGTATTCTACAATTATCGCCAGGAGTTGGAAAAACCGTTATCTCAATCAATACAATTGCAACTAGAAAAAAGAAATCTTTTATCTTGGTTCATAGAGATGCATTAGCAGAGCAATGGCAAAATAGATTAAAATCATTTACCAATCTTGAAGATGATAGCATTTCAAGAATAACATCTGCAACATTTGAAAAGGATCTAAATAAATCAGTAATCATCAGCACAACACAAACATTCATATCTCTTTTAAAAAGAAATAGAGAAAAATTTTTAAGATCACTACATGATGCAAATATTGGAATATTTATTGCTGATGAAGTTCACACATCTGTTGGTGCTCCAACATTTTCAGAATGCTCTATTCACATGCCATCAAAATATACATATGGGTTAAGTGCAACTCCATATAGATATGATGGAAATGGAGATATAATTGAATACCATCTGGGAGAAATATTTTCTGATGATGATGTAGAAGGAACAATGGATGTAAGAGTAACTGCAATATTACTTGACTATCAAATTGATACTCCTAAAAGGTATACTTATATTAGATGGGGAGGTGAATTTCAAAGGGCAAGATACTTCAATATGATGAAAAAATCTCAAACATTTTTAAGAGTTGTAAAAGGATTACTATTAAAATTCAAAGAAGACAGAGATCTATTATGTCTTTCAGAACGAATTAAATTAATTGAAGAACTCTATAACTGGTTACCATCAGATAGTAAATCAAAATTTTGTGGTTCAGCTAAATTAGATCAATTAGATTATAAAATGACATTTACAACTCCTGGTAAATGTAGAGATGGAATTGATGCACCTCAAAAAGATTGTGTTATAATGACTTCACCAATTACAAATATTGAGCAATTAACTGGAAGAATTATTAGGGAACACCCAAATAAAAAAACTCCAATTGTAATTGATATGATTGATTATGGATGTAAAGAGATATCAAGAACATTTCCTAATCGAATAAAATTTTACGATAAAAAGAATTGGCCAGTTAAATTTCTATTAGCTACAAAAACAAAGATAGTTCAATTAGATCAAGAACGTGCATATCAAATAATTAATGGGTGAGTGTAATGACCAAACGAGAGGAATATATTGAAAAAGGTCCAATGCAATTTATTTATTATATGACTCTATTAAGAGATAGTCCCTGTCAAATATGTTTTGTTCAACCACTGTGTTCTAAATCATTTATGGATGGTAGTGCTTGTGATTTATTTATGGAATTTATTGAAAAGAAAGAAAAGGAAGTAGAAGTAGAAGGTGTATGGATTTATACATGAGAAAGAAAAAATGGAGGAAAAATGAAATTTGCATTTGTAGCAGATATACATCTATCAAGATATGGTCAAGATCCAATAGAACCAACATCAGGTCTTCCAGAAAGATTACATGGAATATTAAATTCTCTATCTTTTATAATAGATCATTGTAGAAAAAATAAAATAAAAGACATTGTAATTGGCGGAGATATCCTACATGGAAAATCAATTATTTATGCATTAGCACAAGATGTTATGTTACAACTTTTCAATGATTGTCACGATATCCACTTTCGAGTTATTGATGGTAATCATGATTTATCTGGAAAAGGAGAAGATGCCATTTCCGCTCTAAGATCATTAGAAAAGATTCCCAATGTTGAGTGGATAAGCAAGAAAATATATGAAGAAGAAAACATGGTATTCGTTCCTTATTCAACCAAGGTAGTTGAACAGGTTAAAGAATCAGAATCTGATATTCTCATATCCCACTTTGGATTAAGTGAAGGTGTTTTAAATTCAGGAATAAGCATCATTTCAAATATTAGTATGTCCGATTTAAGACCAAGATACAAACTTGTTCTATTAGGTCATTATCATAAACCACAAGAAATTATAGAAGATAATATAAGTATGTATTATGTGGGTTCTCCAGTCCAATTAGATTGGGGAGAAAAAGGAGATATTAAAAGATTTTTGATTGTTGATTCAAAAACATTGAAAGTAGAGTCAGTTCCAACTAAAGGTTATAGAAAATTTATGGAATTTGAGTTAACGTCAAAGCATAAAAAGGAAGTATTAGAACTTGCTAAAGAAGCAAAACAACAGGGACATTATGTTAAACTTCTAAAAAGAGAAAAGATTGATATTACAGGTTTTGAAGAATTTAACGTTGTTGATAAAACAGAAGTTGATGTAACTGATAGGGGCATAACAAGTTCAATGTCGCAGAGAGAGAAATTAGAAAGGTATCTTGAAATAAAAGAAATTCCAGAAAATGAGCGTCAGGAATATTTGGAACAGGGACTTCAGATAATTGACGCCTGCGAGGTAAGTATATGAGAGAAATAACATTACATGAAATAGGAATGGAAAATTATGGACCTTATATTGATCCAATGATTCTTCCTTTTCCAAATGATAATGTAACACTTCTAACCGGTCCAAATGGGGTTGGGAAAACAATGGCATTGGATGCAATACCATTTACATTATTTGGAACCACCAGCAAAGGATTGAAGGGAGATGATCTTGTAAATAACGTTGTTGATAAAAAGTGTCATACCTGGGTTAAGTTTTCAATAAATAAAGATCAATATTTAGTGAAAAGATATCAAAAGTATGCAAAGTTTGGTGGTAACAATGTTGTATTAAATAAAAATGGAGTTGATATTAAATCAGGATCTAGAGAAGTTATACCTGAAATAGAAAGATTATGGTGTACACAAAAAAGTTTTATGAATACTTTAATGTTTGGTCAGAAGGTGAAAGACTTCTTTACCGACTTAACCGACTCAAGACAAAAAGAAATATTTAGAAAATTATTAGGTCTTGATAACTATGTTGATTATTATAAAGAAGCAGATGCTATTATGAAGGGACTCTTTACACATCTTCAAGAACAACAGCAAGAGATAGCAGTTAATCGTGGAGTGCTTGCTGAAATACATGAAAGAATAGAGGAACTAAAAAAGATAAAGATACAATTTGAAGTTGATATATTAACTAGAATAAAAGAGCTTAAGCTATCAGTTGATCATTCTGATCGTATTATTGAAAAATGGAAAGAGAATATAAGTGAATTAATATCAAAAGATCATGCTCCAGCACAGGTCCAAATAGATATAAATTTTTTACAAAAAGACATAGAGGATATACAAGCAGAAAATAATTCTCAAGAACAACAACTATCAATAAAAAAGACAAATAAAATATATGAGTTAAAAAGTAAAGCAGATGAAGCTAAACAAGCATTGATTTCTGAGTATAATAAAATTAAAACCGAAACAACAAATGAATGGCATCAAAAGGGATCTGAAGTAGATAGCAATATTAGAAAAATAACTGAAGAGAAACATAAACTTGAAATAGATGCTCAGACATTTAAAACACAAATTTTATCATTTAAAAATGAGATCAACAAAATAAATCAAAGTGTTTTCGAATCTGAAATATCATCTTGTCCAGTTTGTCTACAAAAAATTACTGATGATGTTAAAGAACATTTAAAAAATGAGATCAATAAAACATCACTTGCTATTAAAAATTGTGAAGAAGAAATTGAAAAACTTAACCAGCTTATATTAGCTCATACTAAGAGTATAAACGATCAAAAACAAAAAATAAAACGTTATGATAATCACTATGAAAATGAGTTAATTATATTAATAAACAAACACAAAGAACATATTGAAGAAGTAGATCAAAGAATAGAAGATGTTCTTAATAAAGTTGAAGCAACTGCAAAGCAACAGCTGCGTCTTATTCAATCTAATTCTCTTAAAAAGAATCAAAAATTAAATGAGACAATGCAACAATTAATAAATAAAAAAATGGAGGTAGAAAAAGTTAAACAAGAACTTGATTCAGCTGAGGAATCATTAAAAGCAGCAGAAGCTTCAAAGGAATTTATTTTAAAAGAGATTAGTCAAAAAGAGAAAGAAGAATATGATGATACTCAACTCAATGGTTATATTGCCAGATCAATTCAATTTACAAAAGATATAAATGAAGCTATTAAAAAAATTGTATCTGAAAAAAGGAAATATGATGTAGTCGAGTTTTGGAAATCTGCTTATTCACCCACTGGTATTCCATCAACATTAATTGATGAAGCTATACCATTTATGAATAAAAAGGTAGCTCAATATTTAGAAGAAATATCAAATGGTCGATATATTATTTCATTTGATACTCAGGATACAATCAAGTCAGGAGAAATCAGAGATAAAATTTCAGTTAAGGTTTTAGATACACAAACAAGAGCAAATAAAAGACTTCAACTATCAGGAGGTCAAACAAGATTGGTTGATATTGCAACTGTATTAACTCTTGGGGATTTACAGTCAAAGAATTTAGGAATGAAAGTAAATCTTTTAATATTTGATGAAATCTTTGATAGTTTAGATGCTCAAAATATTGACTATGTATCTAAAGTCTTAACAAGATTGAAAAAAGGAAAGTCAATATATTTAATTTCTCATACACATCAAGATCAATTAGAAGCAGATCATATTCTAGAATTTAAAACATAAGGGGGATAAATGGTAAGAATAGTGAATTGGTTGTTGACAAGGAGATGTAACTTAAGTTGTGATTATTGTGGAATTGTTAAAAACTATCCTGATATGCCTCAAGAGTATCCTCTTATGAGTCATTATGTAAAAAATGAAATGACTACAAAGCAAGTTATAAAAGGATTAGACCAATTTCAGTTGCATAATCCAGATTGCTTTCACATCTTCTACGGAGGTGAACCATTATTAAGGAAAGATTTAGCTGATATCATCAACCACTGCAATGACAATGATATTCACTACACGATAATATCAAATAATACAAACCAGATTATTCCATTGATTGATAAGTTATTTGATGAGGTAGCATACATTCAAGGATTTACAGCATCTGTTGATCCATCATTTAATGAGAAAAATAGGTTTGACAGAATAATAAAAAGCATATCTGGTTTTGAAAATCTTTTAAGACTTAAAGATCGTATCAATGATGTTGTTGCTGAAATAACTGTTATGAGACACAATGTAAATCAGCTATATACGCTTGTTAAATTATTAACAGAAAATGGTATAAGTAGTGATATAACATTTGTTGATATAGCGAAAAGTCCATTTTATGATTTCTCAAATATAGCTGATGAAAACTTATTGGTAGAACGATCTTCTGAATTAGGTGATGTTTTTAGTTCATTACAAAATAGTGATTTAGATATTCATATGAAAGATATTTTACTACCGAAGATATGGGAAATTCTTCCATCTGATTTAGATTGTGAATTAGAGAAAGATCTTCATAATGTAACCGTTGATGCAGATGGAACGATTAGATTGTGTTTAAGGATAAGAGGAACTCATGCTCCAAAATTAGTTAAGGTAGCAAATTTAATTGATTCAAAAGGTAACATATCATTTATTGCACAAAAGGCAATTGCAAAAGATAAAGAAGTTCATTGTCAAGGATGCAATCACACATGCTTATTGATGAGTAAACATATTAATGAAACAGATCAAGGGACTGAGGATTTAATTCACCTTGACAGGAGGGTATAAAAATGGCAGCAGAAGAACAGATTAGAAATGCAATAAAATTTTGGGAGACTATCTATGAAGCTGGAGAAGGAACAGTTCGATTTATTAAAAAAAGTGGAAATGCTCGAACTATGAATTGTACATTAGATTTTAGTAAGATTCCTCAACAGCATCATCCCAAGAGTGTTAATATGGCAAAGATATTAAAGTTAATGCAAAAAAATGGAATAATCCACGTCTATGATTTAGATAAAAAAGATTGGAGGTCAATTCCATTTGAAAAAGTAGATTGGTTGGAAACCGCCAATAAACGATATAAAATTGTACCTTATAAAAGATAGGAGCATATATGGGAATTATAGATCAACTTTTAAAGGAAATACCATCAGATGATATTACAATACAGATTAAAGAAATGTGTAATAAAATATGGGAAGAAGAAAAGGATAAGATAAAAAAATATCATCACGTATTACCAAGTGGAGCAAATATATTTCTTGCATTACAAGTTCCCGCTAAAGCTAAAAGAGATGTATCATTTTTAACATTGGAAAGAGATCCGATGGATGAATATATCTCTAATTACTATTCAATAAAAGAAACTGATATACAAAAGGCAGACCTACCTCAGATGCCAAGAAGATATCAATCTCATAGACTTGAGGGAAGATCATCAAAAAAGATCTTAATTGAATTTGCAAAACTTGTAAAATTTTATAGAGGGGAATAACGAATGGATATGAAGAAAGATATATTTGAAGACTTTGATATTCGTATCAATAGAAAATTTACATCCCTATTACTTTCGAACCAAAAAGAAGGAACATCATATGAAGATCATACACAAGCAATACCAACGAAACGACTAAAAATATTACCAACCTCAGAATATCTTAAAAAATATAAAACATTAACAGTACAATCTCCAACGATTTTACCTCCAGGTTGTAGATATATTGAATCAACTCAAAAGGGAGGAAAAATATATGTTATTGAGGAACCACCACAATTTAGAACAGTAGCAATGGCATTAAGTTTTGATATTATGTATGAAGAAATAAGGGCAAATGGATTATTAAAAGAATATGGTATTGAAGGTTGGTTATCAACTTGTTCTAAAAATAGAGATGAAAGTTATTTTAAATTAAATCTAGCATTTCCATATGTTATATTTCTGTTCTATTTAACTGAAAATAGAAATGTTTCTCTAGGTTATTCTTTTTTAAGAACTAATCAAATGGTAGGTTTATCTGATTATCTTATAAAAATGCCATTGACAAATATTTCAGAGAGTCAAAAGATATGTTTTGGTAATCGACTTAATGATACAGAATATAAAACAGATTTCGAAGCAATCGCATCAGCAATTGATGTATTTTGGACAAGTATTTTTAATGTAGATTATACATATAATATTAAATCATATAGTAATGTTGCAGGAATATCAAACTTTTTAGAATGGCAATATCTATCAAGAAAAGATCCAATGTTTATATATCGAGTTGACTGGATTAAATATAAAAAAAATATTTTTGAACTTATTAATCATGTAAAAGGTTTTTCTCATGGTAACAATCGAGGAACTGATTATGAAACTGGTGGTGATATTTATAATTCATTCTTAAATACTTTTACAAAACCTGCAGTCATTGCTGAAATTGAAAAAGGAAAGATTCGAAAGAAAATTGTACGGATTTATTATGATATTGCTAGTGGTTATTATTTAAATGCATTGCTTAAAATAGAGGTTGGTGATTCATTTGAAAATGTAAAAAAGACAAAAAAATATTATATAATCTCATTCATTGGTATGAAAGGACAAAATCCATCAATCATAAGACTTTCATTAAATGAAAAACTCTTTAACTTCAAACTAACTGTAAAATCAATTGAATATTTAAAAGAAAGGATTGAAGAACAGCGTTATATTAAAACAATTCAAGTTAATGGATTAGAACTTAAAGCGAATGATATTATTAAATATAAAGATGCTGCTAGAGCAACAATATATAAAAAAGTTTACTATATTAGAAAATCTTTAGATGATCGACCAGAAATAAGACTAGGTAATAGATATTTTTTAGCTCAAAATCTTCCAAAAGGATTGGAGAAAATAGATGTAGGCGATTCTAAAATATATGAAATGGATTTGAAAAAAGGTGAAGAATATCTCTATTGCCATTCTTATAAATCTAACCACACTATTGTCATGCAAATTGAAAGATGTGTATTTGATGGTATTGATATTGGAGCAGGTGGTCAATTAATATATAGATTTAAATCTTTAAATAGAGACACAAGAAATCATCTAACAATACCCATAAATGAAATTCAACATATTACATATAGAAAAATATTTCCGAAAATAGATAAGTCAACAAGGTGTAACAATCCTCTGGTGCTTTCAACTGGAAGGACTTTAAGAAAATTCACAACTTATACTGATGCAGGACATGAAGTTCCAGCTTCTATTTATAGATCTCCTACTAATTATTTGTGTGACATTGATACACAAAATCAAAAGGCAGATAAAGAATCAATGGAGTTTCTCGTCATAGACGATAAAACATTTGAAGTTGAAACCCATTCTGGTATTATTAGATTTGAAATTGGTGATCTAGTTATAGTTGCAAATTGGACAAATCCTTTAAACATTCTAAATATTAGAAGAATTGAAGCATTTAAAATAGAAAGAAAGACAAGATCAACCAACATATCATTCATATTAATAGACAAAGCAGGAAATCTAACAGAAGAGGTTTACGTAAGTGGTAATGTTATTCGTATTGGATATATTAGAAAAATTATCACTAAATTTGAAGGATTATCTTCTGGAACAAAGATAATTGCAACTAAAGGTAGAATATCAAATTTTCCAAAAAAAGATTACAATATTATAATTGGTATTATTGTTGATGGTCCTAATCCATTAGTCTTATGTTCAAATGGTTGTACTTTATGGTATCAAGACGTTATGGAAAACTTTAAACAAATTCCAATAACTTCTATAAAATGGAAAAATGCAGATCATGCTGACCTAGAACCAAAGAAAATTAAACCTCAATCAGGAGACATTACTACAGTTTCTTACAATAGTTCTCCAGGAGAAACAGGTTTTCTAATGATGCAATTAGACCAGTCAAGAGCTCTTAGATATCATCAATTATCAGCTTACCATAGATCATATGATAGTTATAGCGCATCCAGTGATAAATTATTTCAAGAGGAATGTATATTCAACTGTATACCAAACCCAAGAATTTCAAAATCTCAACAAGATAAAATTGGATATGTTCGTGCAACCCCTAACTTCCATGGAGGTTTTATTCTGAATGATAAGTCAAAATTCCTCTATGTAAATGACCCAAGGAGCTTTATTAATGTTTAAAATTATAGTCGCTGACGGAAAACAAGAATTACCCGATGATGATATTTATTATATAGTCGCAAAAGAGGGTATCTATATTAAAAAGAAATTGGGAATAATGGATAGTGTATCACCTGTAAAAAATATTTCAATATTAGAAAGTGTTCAAGCAACAGCAAAGATGAACATTGAAAAGATACCAGCAATAGCTGTAGCTAAAATAGCTAATTTCTTTCGTGCTATTCAAAAGCAGCATAGATCAGAGGCAATTGTAATATTATTTTATAATGAAGAAACTAAAAAATACAAGTTAGTTCCACCATCACAAAAAGTTACACCTGGAGGTATTGAATATAATAGATCAATTGTTATAGATGGTTGGACAATGATTGGCGATATTCATAGTCATAGTTCAATGTCTGCATTTCATTCAGGAACAGATCAGGGGGATGAGAATTCTTTCGATGGACTTCATATTACATTTGGAAATATGGATTGTGAATTTATAAGTATTTCAGCTTCAATTGTTTCAAATGGAAATAGAGTGATGATCAAACCAGAAGAATATATGAAAGGGACAGAGTTAAAGCAGGAAGTTGATGAAATTGAAAAAATTCCCACCACCAGGATTTATAAATGGGTAGACGGAAAAATGGTCGAAGAGACTCCAAATTATCAAACCAAAGGTTTTAAAACTTATCGAAGATATGATAAACGATACAAAATAATCAGTGAAAATACTGTTAAAGCTAAAGTACCAGATTCATGGTTGAGTAAAGTTGAGTATGGTATACAACATATCTATGGAAATTCCAAGCTTGAAAATGTATGGCAAAATTATTATCAAGGTGGTCAATGGGCACGTGGTCGATGGACTGGACATAATAATAGAGGATGGAATGAAAATTTTGATCCAACTGTATGGAATAAAGATAAAATTTCTAAACCCAATGTACCACCTCAAAATGTTGGAGTTAAAACTGAACCTATTAAATTTCCACCACATAAACAAGGTCCATTTGTCACTGACGTAACTCCTCCAGAAAAACCCATTCCTTGTGAATCTTGTGCATTCAGAGAAAGAGCACCTGAATTTGTTGCTAAATTATTAGTAGAACAAAACGATGGAATAATTGAGGAAGAGATCAAGTGGCCAGGTTGGTCAGAAAAAGAAATATATGAATGTGAAAAATGTAACATAGTCATAACATTTAACTATAATGATCGAGGCGAAATTGAAGATGAAATATTATGTCCATCTTGTAACTCAGACGATCATCTAACTATGATTGATATGGATGATGATAGAAATTATTCTTCTAATTCAGAAATTGATGGAAGAATCAGTTGTAAAACTTGTGGTAGTGCTTTTGATTCAACAATGCTTCAAACCGATGATGCTGGCGGTTCTTGTCCATTCTGTGGAACATTATTATCACCTAAAGAAAATCTAGAAAGTATATCTGAAAAAGATATTGCTGAATATCATGCAGAAAAAGAAAATCCAGATCCAAGCAATATGATACCAGATCCTGATCAAAATATTAATAAACGAAAAGTGAATCCATTGGAATGGATGTTTGGAAAATTTGGGAGGAGAATATGACAGAACTATCTATTAAAATTATTGGACTTGGTGGTGTTGGTTCAGTATTATGTGAAAAGATTTCTAGATTTTTAAATTATGCTACAAATATACAAGCAAGTTTATTACTTGTTGATGGCGACACATATGAAAGCAAAAATTACCAAAGGCAGGAATTCACACAAATGGGAAATAAATCCGAGATCAAAGGTGGAGATCTAGAAGATAAATTCCCAAATATAAATTTAGATTATTATCCTGCGTATATAAATGAGACAAATATTAATGATGTTATAAAGACAGGAGATATTATATTTCTATGTGTTGATAATCACAAGACCAGAATGATCACATCCAAATACTGTAATAATTTAAATGATGTTACTTTGATTTCTGGTGGGAATGAATTTACAGATGGTAATGTACAAATTTATGTCAGAAAGGGGGGAAAAGATTTAACACCTGACCTATGTGCTTATCATCCAGAGATTGCAAATCCCGACGACAAATTACCTGAAGAAATGAGTTGTGAAGAGTTAGCAAACTCAGAACCACAACTTTACTTCACAAATGTATGGGTAGCTACACTAATGTGTGCTGCATTCTATAACGTAGTTATTAAAAATTCAATTGGGGCATCAGAAATTTATTTCGATATGATACAGATGTCAACAATTGCACAAACAAGAGCACTTAAATTATAACCTAAAATAGAGAATACAGGAGAATTACAATCATGGCAAATGAATATAATAGAGCGAATCTTGAAGAAATGACGGTAAAAGAACTCCGTCGTCTATGCGTTGATAAACTGGGAATTCCCGGTATGACCAAAAAGCGTAAAGATATTGTCGTTGACGCTATTTTGAAACTGCAAGGTCCATCAAAAGGACCCAAACCATCCAAGACCTCCATCAAACCACCCATCAAGACAGGTCCAATTACAGAAATGGATTTTACTGGAAAAAGTATTCTGAAAAGACCATATGGAGCATTTGGAGCAAAAATGGATACCACAATTCAGGTATCTTGTGGTGCTAGTTCGGGAGCTTTTCCAGTTGAAGGAAAAAGCGTTCGAGAGGTTGGAGAATTTCTCAGAGAGGTTCTCAACGTGGACAAATTATCAACCGGACTGGTAAATGGCAAAGAAGTGCAGGGAGACTATAAACTCAGATCTGGAGATAGTTTAGAGTTTATGAAACCTTCTGGGCGTAAAGGTTGTTAAATCTGATGTCTACGGATGGGGATTCTTATGGATTCCCATCCATCTCTTTCAAAGGAGATCTTAATCGTTGAAATTTAATAGCATAACAATAATCGGAACAGGAACATTAGGAGGACATCTTTGTAAACATCTTGCTGAAAGTTCAGAAATAAATAAGTTAACGTTAGTTGATCAGGATTTAGTTGATTCAAAAGATACAGAATTGGGTATTTTTAAACCGGTGGATATACTTGAACCAAAAGTTCACGTTCTCTATCGAATGTTTTCTAGTTATAAAATCGAAATTGAACCGATAGTAAAATTTTATAAAGAAGGTATTACATTATTACCATCATCTGATCTTACAATTGATTGTCGAAATGTATTTGGAAAAAGAGATCTAAATATTGATATAAAAATGTTTATAACAGATAGGCTCTTGGTATTAGATTTTCAGAAAAAATATAAAGATGAAAATCAACTTAAGGGTGAGTATCGTCTTAAATTGTCAAAACATGAAATAAGCACAGCTGCATATTATGCTACAAATTTAATAACTTGTGATAATATTTTGGAGGAACTATTAAAAAGTAGATCAGTAAAATATATTGACATTGATATAATTAAATCAACCATGTCGCAAAGTATAAATGATTCAAAACAAAAATGCGATCTAATTTATGATTTAGACGAAGATACTAGGAGATTAAAAAGAGTTAATGAAATTGTACAACCAATAATAAAAAAGAATAAAGAAAGACCTCTAAAATTAGCAGTCAAAGAGAGAGATTCAATCGTTAGAAATGTTTTTGAATTTCCAAAAGTAGCAGAGACAACATATCAAATAATACCACAGAATACTTTAAAGAATTCTAAAGACGTGATTGATGTTTTGAGAATAGCTGTCAAAGACATGGAAGATGTTTCTAAAATTATTCCGGTCCTTATGCATGACAAAATTTATATTTTACGCGAAACAGGAGGTGCTTGATGGGTAATGAACATCAACATAAACATATACACATACCCGCTGATTTGAATATTCAAGCTCCATCTATTGATTTTAATATTTACTATATAACAATAATTCCAAGAGGTGGTATAGAAAATGGGATTCCATTTAAAATAACTTCCATTAGTGAGTTCTACCATATAAAAGCATTTCATATTACAACTTATAATAATAGATTAAGACAAGTTGGAATAGTTGGAAGACATCCTAATGCAAATCCTGATACAGCATTTCTTTGTTTATCAGATTATTTCATAGGTAAAGAAGTTTCAGATATTGAGAAACTTATAAGGGATATAGTTATTATCATTCAAAGTTATGATCTTGATGATGCTTTTTTTAAACCAAAACGAGATTCATATATCAGAGAATCACTTGATACTGCATACATTGCTAATTATAAAGAAAGGAACTATAGATTATGGAGGAAAAACCAATAGATAGTTATATTCGAGAAATTATTGAAGAATCTATTGAAAAACATGACTGGGGAATAAAGAAAGAAGATGCACAACAAATTATTGAAATCTTAGTTCCAACGATTGATAAAATGATATCACATAGAATAAAACAACATTTACGATTCCTAGCAACCAATTTGATAGATTCGCTAACCCCATAGGAGGAGAAATTCAGGATGCCAAAGATACTCAATTATCAAGAATTTTGTGAACCATTAGACGAAGTGACGTCTCTAAAAGTAATAGCAAAAAAGAAGTTTCATCCTGAAGGTCTATTTTCAGAGCAAATCTTTGGACCAGTTAAGAATTATACTTGTCAGTGTGGAACATATTATGGACCATCTAATGTAAAAACTGGTAGTAAATGCAATTTATGTAAAGTTGATATTGTAAATAGTGATGTAAGGAGAACAAGATTTGCAAAAATTATTCTACCATTTCCAATAGTAAATCCTCTATTTTATGATCTATTAGTTGAGGTTGCTGGAAAGAGTATAAAATCAGCTTTAGATGAATTGATGAGAAATGAAAAAAGTTATATGTATATTGATGGTATTGAACATGTGGTTTCATCAGATGACACACCAAATCTAACATCTAAAACACTCTATGAAAGAACAGATGCAATTTATAAATTGATCAGTGATGTTGCACAAGGATTAGCAAAAGAAGGAATTCAAGAATGGAAAACAATATTACAAAATATTGATTCGCTTTTAATCAATCAAGTAATTGTATTACCTCCAGACTTAAGACCTGTTTCAAGAGGTGGTGCTGGAAAGCATCTAATGGACAAAATTAATAGATATTATGTTCAGATTCTAACTAATAAAACTTTAATGCAAGGAACGGTTCTAAACGTTCAGAGAGATAAAAATTTATATTATACATATTTTAAACAAATACAGAAAAATATCAATGAACTTTATAATAGAATTCTTGAAAAAATGGCAAAGAAGGAAGGTTTAATTCGTGGGAATATTTTAGGAAAAAGAATAGACTTCTCTGGTCGAGCTGTGATAACTCCAGATCCTTCTTTGTCATTAAATGAATGTAAGCTTCCATATTTTATGGCATTAGAAATATTTAAACTTCCAATTGCAAAACGAATAATTGAAATAGGAAAATTTAAATTATTAAATAATGCGTTAGATTTTGTTGACAAATGTATTGACTTTAAAAAACCAGATCTTTTCAATATATGTAAAGAAACAGTTGAAGGTGAACTATGTATATTAAATAGACAACCATCTCTTCATAGACTTGGAATGTTAGGATTTAAAATTTTAATTACATCTGATCATGTTATTAAAATTCATCCACTGGTATGTGCTCCATTCAACGCGGATTTTGATGGAGATCAAATGGCAGTTTATATTCCTATTACACAAGATGCTAAACTTGAAATATTTGAAAAAATGTTACCGTCTCAAAATTTAAACAGTCCATCAAATGAAAATCTAACAACAATTCCCAGTCAAGATATTATATTAGGAATTTACTTTCTAACCACAGGAGTTTTCGATGGTCAACTGGATGATACAAATGGTTTAAATATTTTCAATGATATACTTCCAAATAATTATCCAAGAATTGAAGAATCTATAAATGAAAAGAAGCTTTTATTTATTCTAAATGATATAAAAGATTCTTATCCAACTGACGTAGTTGTTAAGGTTTTAGATAAAGTTAAATCAATTGGATTTACATATGCAACATTATTTGGTTGCACTATGTCATTAGAAAATTTTCAAACTAAACAATTAACAGATTTAAGAGATATAATATATTCAAAAAATACAATTAGAGATCAATTAGTAGCATTATCAAATAAAGGAATCATAAAAACTTTAAGAAATAGTTTTGAATATTCATATATGATTGAGTCTGGTGCTAGAGGTAGCTGGGATCAAGTAAAACAGATTATCATGACCAGAGGTTTTGTATCAAATTTTGATGGGGAAATCTTGCCAATCCCTATCAAACATAATTTAGTTGAGGGATTAACTGAAAAAGAATTCTTCTACTCAACATATGGATGTCGAAAAGGTCTTCTTGATATAGCATTAAATACAGGAACATCAGGTTATCTTTCAAGAAAATTAATTTTCACTTGTGCCAATCTACAGATTGATACAGAATTAAATGATTGTGGAACAACTGATCTTCTTGAAGTTTATGTTAAAACTGAAAGAAAAGCTAGAATGTTAATTAATAGATATCAATTTATTAAAGAAAAATTACAAATTATCACCAAAGAAAATTATAAAGATATAATTGGAAAAACAATTTGGATAAGAAGTCCAATATTATGTAAAGCTCCTAAATTGTGTCATACGTGTTATGGAGATTTATACAAAAAATTAAATAGTAGATTTGTTGGAATAATTGCTGCACAAACCCTTGGTGAGAGAGGAACTCAATTGGTGCTTAGAACTTTTCATACATCAGGTTCAGCTGTTATACAAGGAGAAGATTCAGAAAATGATTCATTAAAACAGAAAGATATTATTGGAGATTTAGCAACTGTATCACAGCTTCTTCACAAGTTTAAAAATAAAATGTATAGTAATATAGTTGAAGAATTATTTGAAGTATATAATAAGGACATTTATCATGTTCACTTTGAATGTGTTGTTGCTCAATTAATGTGGAAAGAACAGAAAAAATGGAGACTTTTAAAAGATAGACATTTATTCTCACCAGATTATTATTCAATACAATCAGTTCCAAATCGAGAAAGTTGGATATTAGCAATGGCATTTTCAAATCCAAAAAGAAGTATTTTACAAGGGATTATCAACCAAGGAAAATACTCAGGTATAATGGATAAGATTCTAAAAGGGGAAAGAATATCATGAGAAGTTCAAAACGAATACCTGAATTGTTAAGAATAATATCGAAGATCTGGTATAAATATCCGGACCTTCGATTAGGTCAACTAATATTAAATGGTTGTCCGACAGATGCAGGATTATATTATATGGAAGATGAAGATCTTATAGAAAATTTAAAAAGATCCTATGAGGAGGAATAAATTTGAAATTAATCAATCCAATTTTTAAAATTCAAGATAAAGATAATAATATCTTTACCATTCGTGAAAAGGATCAAAAAGAAATCTTATTTGTAGCAAGAGAGATATTACAACCTGCAATAGATTTAGGGTTCACATTAAATGAACTTACTTTAAAAGATTCTAGATTTTCATCTGGAGAATTATCTAAAACAGTTAAACAAACTCTTGCAATTAAATTACAAAAAGCAACTTCCCATATTGATTTAAGTTTACATATTCCCAAATTAGTGGATAATAATTATATCATAATTAATGGACGTAGAAAAATTCCTCTTTTTCAATTATTTGATATTCCAGTTGTAACAAGAGGAGAAAATATTAAACTGCGAACTAATGTAGCAACCCTTATGATTTTAAAAGATAGAGATCCTCCATTTGTTAAAGTAAGTTTCTTAGGAAAGAAGGTTCCTCTATCAATACTAATGTTTGCATATTATGGTATTGATGTAATGATAGCAAATCCTGAATTAGATCTTCCAAATGTTAAAGTTGAAGATTTAAATCAAGAAAACTTAATGGACTTATTAATACATGATTGTAAACTTATATATAACGAATTACAAAGTAATACAACACAAGATGATTTTATTCTAGAAATTGGTAGGGTTTATTCAAAATATAATTCTAAATCCAAGGGACATGATATTATTTATGCTCTTGACTTAATCCCTCAAGTTGATATATTTACAAGAGCTTTCTTACAAACGGGATCATTATTAGAAGAATTAATTGATACAATTAAAGGTGGAGAAATAGATGATATATTATTTACAAATAAAAGAGTAAGATGTTTTGAATATATGATCTTCTCCAAGTTATCAAAAATTATATTTGATCTATGTTTTTCAAATCGAACTACCAAACAACCAAAATTTAATACAAATTCAACTCAAATATTAACTGAATGTAATGTATCAGACATTGTCCAATTCGATTTTTCAATCAATCCAATTGAGGAATTAACAAAGCTTTCAAGGATAAGTTTATTAGGACCTGGTGGATTTAAAAGAGAAAATATTCCAAAGCACCTAAGAGATATATGCCCCACAATGTTTGGTCGTTTATGTCCAGTAGACACCCCAGATCGCGATAACTGCGGTGTATTACAAAACCTAATACCTAATGTCAAGTTAGACGAACATCTCCGATTTACTAATGATATATGCGAGAATCAACCTATTTCAATACCTGTATCATTCACTCCATTCTGTGAACATGATGATCAGACAAGATTACAAATGGCAGCATCTCAAATGAGACAAGCAATTATGTTAAAAGAATTTGAACAACCTATGATCAAATCAGGTTGTGAAGGTTTATATACAGATCATACTCAATTTATTAAACGTGCAAAAAAGAATGGTGAAGTTGTTTATCTTGATGAAAAATATTTAATGGTTGTATATGAAGATAAAACAGTTGAAATTTTTGATGTCGCATATAGAAATATTTATGTTGAGCATATGGATACAGTAAAACTTTATGTCAATGTTGGAGATAGATTTAAAGCTGGAGAAATATTAGCTGAAAGTAATTTTATTCAAAATGGAGAAATTACTTTTGGAAAGAATTTATTAACAGGTGTGATGGTTTATTATGGACATAATTATGAAGATGGTATTATTATATCTGATAGATTAGTCAAAGATGATATATTCACATCAGTTCATTTTAAAGATTTATCATTTACAATTCCCCCAAATAAAGTTTTATTATCTTTATCAGATTCCGAATATAAACCATTGCCAGATCCTCTTGAACTCATTCGCATGGGGAAACCATATGCAATTTTAAAAACTATTTCATCTGACGATTTATATTCAATTTTTACAGAGCGTATTAAATTAGAAGCAGAGAAAACATTTATAATACCTAGTATAAAAGTTTATGCAAATGATTGGAATAAAGATATACCTGAATATAAGGAATGGGTCGAAAAAACTATTAAAAAACAACAGGAAAAGGAAACAGGTCTAAGACAAATTATTAAAGAAAAATTACCAAGAGATCTTGCTGTAAAATTCATAAGACAAAAAGATTTAGAAATCTTTTCATTTATTGGTAAATATAAAAATAAGAAAGAAAAAATAAATGGAATCTATGTTGAAATGTCTGGAATTTTTCTAAGATCTATCAAGGTTGGAGATAAGATTGCAAATAGGCATGGAAATAAAGGAGTTATATCTAGAATATTACCACATAAAATGATGCCACAATTGGAAGATGGAAGACATTTAGATATTTGTATTAACCCTCTTGGTATCATATCTCGAATGAACATTGGACAATTATTTGAGTTGCATCTATCAATGTCATTGTATCACTTACAGAAAAATATGTTACAGATGTTAAAAGAAGAAAAAACACAAGAACAAATTAGAAAGTATCTAATAGATTACATTAAAATTATTGACAATACAAAAGAAGGATGGTATGAAGAACAATTTACTCAACAGCTTCCAGATACTATTGATGCTTTCTTTATTGAATCATTATCATTAATACAACCTCCATTTGAATCTTGTCATATAGAAGAGTTGGAAAAAGCACTAACTTATACTCAAACAGACTTTAAGTATAAAGTATATGATCCAATTGCAAGAAAATTTTTATTAAATGAAGTTGCAGTAGGTCATATATATTTTTTAAGAATGGTCCATATAGCAGAGGAAAAGTTAGCAGCTAGAGGAATTGGATCATATGCAAAACGAACTTTACAACCATTGGGCGGAAGAAAAAATAAGGGAGGACAAAGATGTGGTGAAATGGAAACAGCTTGTATCATTGGGCATGACGCTCCAAAGAATTTATTTGAATTTCTAACAACAAAATCAGATTGTATAGATTTGAAAAACGAGTATATTAGAAGTTATATTAGCACAGGACAACCTCAACATGTGTTGGACAAAATAAATCTAAATCCAATGCCTGAGTCCGTTAAGTTGCTAAATTCTTATTTAACAGTTTTAGGAGTAGATCATAATGACAACATCGACAACATTCTATAGGAGATACGATTCAGAAGTATGGACTGGAGTTACATCAAATTCAACATCAACATCTATGCCACCAACACATGATTCGTCAACATATTATGAACAAATAGCAGTAGATAATATGGCAAAAGCATTAGCAGATCAAATTGATGAAGACATATTAAAAAATCTTAGTAAAATAGATGGTAGAAAATATCCACATACAAGAGAATATATAAAATTCATAAATACAAATGCATTTAAAACTGTGAGATTTAATCCAGACAATCTATGGAGTGAACCCAAATGTTTAAAACAGGATACTGCTCAATCTGTAAAGGAGAAATTACAATCAGATATCACACCCCCGATAAAAACTTTACAATTAGAAATGGACAAATCACTAGGAACGATATTCACAAAGGAATGATCACCGATCAACCAGAACTATTATTTGAATGTTCAAATGATAGAGAACATTATTTTCATATACCTGAAGGATGGGAAGAAAATATTAGAGAAGAATTTTATAGAGGAGCATATTATGAGTGATAATGAATGCCTTCCAGATATACAATGTACAGCTCCAGCATTACAAACTGCTATTAAGCAAGTCGGAGTTGAAAATGTTGAGGTCCCGTTTACCTTGGAATCTAAAAATGGTGGATTTCATCAGTTAACAGCAAATGTTACAATGATGACCAGCTTGGATAAAACCACAAAAGGGATCTCAATGTCTAGATTGTTATTAACATTAAAACCATATCTAGAACTTCCGTTGAAAAGTAAATTAATTAGAGAAATCATTGAAAAGATGTTAGAGAATGTTGGAGGCACATCAGCATTTATGAGATTTGAATTTAGGTTACCAAGAAAAATAAAATCAATTAAAAGTGATAACATATTTCCAATCTATTACAAATGTAAATTTGAGGGACAGGTGTATAAAGATAATTCCAATGAAAAATTTAGATTCTTTCAAGGAGTCACAGTTCAGTATGCATCTTATTGTCCATGCTCTGCTGAACTATGTAATGTATTAGATGAAAGTGGATTTCCTCATAATCAAAGATCATTTGCACATATATTAACAGAAATAGATACTGAATCTCATTATGTTTGGTTAGAAGATATAATTGATGCAGTTGAGAATAATATAAATACATTACCTTATCCAATAATAAAAAGAGTAGATGAGCAAGAGATTGCTAGAGTTGCAGCAGAGAATCCAATGTTTGTTGAAGATGCAATTAGAATTATATCTGATTCTATTGATAACATACCAGGTATAACTGATTGGATTATAAAATGTATCCATGAAGAATCCATACACACATCTGAAGCAATAGCAGTTAATTGGAAAGGTATTATCCAAGGATTTGATGGAAGGCGATATATTTAGTTAAAAACTACTACTTTCTTAAGGAGATAATGAATGGATAGAGATGAAAAGATTAAAAAAATCAATGAGTTATATTTCAAAGAAAGAAATTATCAACTTTGTGCATTTGGAGAATATGAAAATATACGTTCTTTAAATTTAGCAAGTTTTCTATTATTGATTGAAGAATATCTGCAAAAAGCTAAAAAAAGTTATACAGGACCTTGGACTAAAGAACTTCCAACCTGGTTAAAATCGTGCGATGAATATCATCTCGATGAATCAGCACCAGTAGAAACTTATGAAGAACTTATTAAAGTATTTACATTGGCAGGGGCAGCATTGGAAACATATGCTAATATTAATTTGAAGGAATGGAGAGAAAATATCGAAGATGATCTAAAAAAATGGGAAAAGGAGTAATAGAATAATGAATGAAAATTTAAATGAACTGATTCAACAAACACCAGCAGATGAAGCAATGAAATTTGATGTAAACAATCTTGACCTTTCATCAGAAGAAACTCAAGAAGAAGAACCTGCTCAAGAAGAACAAATTGAAGCTGGTCAGGAAACTCAAGCAGAAGAAACTCAAGCAGAAGAAGCAACCAATCAAATACCAATTGTATGTCTTGGGGATTGGTTTCGGATGTACAATGCAGTTCTGACCAATATTCATCAATGCAGAACTGATGTTACAGGGGTTGTTTCAGAAGAGTATCTGTTAGTTTCAATTGATGATCCTGAAGGGGCAGAAGTTTCAGAAGGTGTTAGAAAAAGATCCTTAAAATTATTTGATGATGCTCTAACACAATCAGTCCTAAATTTAGAACCATCAGATATGCAAATCTATAAAAATTCCTTTAAGGTCATTTATCCAATTGATGAAAATACATTTATCAAAATGTATGCTGTCAAGACTGGATTGATCTCTATGTTCTGCCATGCATTAGAAGGTGGACTTCTTCCATATGCAAAGGTTGTTGCAAAAAGAAAAGATGAGTTTATAGAAGTTCAAACGGACGATATTGAGCTTTATAGACAACAATTGGCAGAACCAGTCAATATGGAAACGCTTCATTTATTATATAAGCAAAGTGTAAAAGCTGGAAATTTCACTTCAAAAGGACAAGCAATCAGTTGGATGTTAGCTCGACAAGATACCATTACAGATGTCAATCATCATCTTGAGATTGATAAAGTTATAATGACCTTGTTAAGTTAACTACCATGCTCGGATGAGGGTTAAAACTACCCCCTGGTTTTGCTCTCATTCGAGTTTACAAGGAGCTTGTATGAAAATAAATCCTGATTTAGAATTAGTCATAAAGGAGGTTTATATTTATGATATTGAATCATGCCATTATACACTTATGAAAATGAATGGTTACGACCTACAAAATGTAGATCCAAATGATAAACTATCTAGAAATATTGCAATTGGAAAAATGATGCAAAAGAATCCAAGACTCACAGAGTTTTTAAGAAGTACAACAACATCATTAATTGATGAATATATAACAGCAAATGAAATTGAGGAGGATGATATTGTTATCAGGCAATATGATGGTTTATTACTTACTAAACTTCTTCATAAAAATAACATACAAGAAATTCCTTTAAATTTAAGAAAAACATTTGATGTATTCATTTCATCTATAAAAAAAGATATGTACATTGCAATTGATACAATGCAAAGACCATCAATTAAAGGGGTGCCTTTTAGATATCCACATATGGATCAAATTTATAAAAAAATGTGTCAGTTGAATTTCTTTAATAAACCAGAATTATTTAAAGGTTTAGAAAAAATTAAAAGATTAATTCTTGATTCAAATGATGTGAGATTATTTGCTATTCCTACAAAAAATAATAAATTAAGTATCTTTCTTTTAGGATATGGGGAGATGGAAATATCACAAGGGACAGTTAAATTAATTGATACAGATGAAATTGATAAACGTAGATATTTTAATATCTATATGACACCATTTACAAAAAGTATCGTTTCACAATATGCATAGGAGGTTATATGAAATTATTGAATATTGCAGCAGGAAAAATGCCATATCTCGAAGATACTGTTAAAAATAACGATTCTTTATTTATCGTTAATTTAGATACCATGTATTACAATTATGATGCGCCAGAACTTATTGAAGCATATTATCATGGGTTAGATGGAAATACATCTCCGGAATCAAAAAAAATATTCTATTGTAAAGAAGATGTAGTTTCATTTCTGGAAAGAACACAAATGACATTTGATGTAGTTACAATCTATAGATTTCTTGAGCATGTCTCCTTCACACAGGTATTGTATTTTATATATTTAGTTTCAGGAGTTGTTCGTAAAGGGGGAATTGTTGATGTAATTGTTCCAAATTATAGAATTTTGGCGCAGATGATTATTGAGGAATCTATGAATAATGAATATTTTGAACATGATAATATTTTATTGACAACAGAATTGTTAAATGAACCATCTTGTCCACATGCCTCTATTTGGACTCCTGCTAGAGCTGTACATTTTTGGGAGTTTGAAAAAAGATTTATAGTTCACAATGGAAAACTCTCGTCACAATTTGACTATGATGGTCGTGATGTATATCTAAGATTTCAAGCAGAGAGGATCTAATGGATATAGAAACCATAGGAAACTTTGTAAATAAAAAACCGTTAGTATCCAAACCACGTGAAACCCTAATGACAAATATGTATATGTCAGATTATGTCATTTCACTTACAAGGACACAAGAAAATCCAAAAGATAGATTTGTTAAAGTGTTAAAAAATAGAAATTCAGGGAAAACAGGAAGAGCAGATCCTCAATTAACAATTGAACTTTGTTGTCATATGATTGCTATGTCTGTTTTTGGAGATACATCAATGAAACTATTTCGAACGGAACTTGAAGAACTAATAAAACAAACAATAATGAAAAAGTTAGGAGATAGTCATGACCCCTTTCAGTGAAAGAGCAGAGGACATGGGACTTGATATTTCAGGTGCCCATAAAGGATTATATTCATATGAAGATCGTTATTCTAAAATAGCATACAGATCATTAGCTTCTATAGATCTCCAACATTTTCAAGAAGATCTAGATCAAGCTCATCCAACTGATGGTCTACCTTGTCCAATGATTGGAATTTGGACATCACCTTCAGATGCTTCTAATTATGCATACGTTGGTTTCGTTTCACAAATGTATAAGTTTATTGGAAATGCACCTCTAATTGATAGAGTTAGAGGATCATTAACAGAGGTTGGTACTCCAATATTAAACACCAATATTATTCTTCTTGATGATTTGACTGCTATTAGAGAAGAAATTGTTTTACAGAGCAGTTTAAGTTCTCAACAAGCAGGCGATATTCATCCTGTTATGATCATTGGTAATAGTTACAATGGTCAGAGATCCGCTTCTGTTGGTTTTGGTATTGCTGTTGATGAAGGAGAAAATATTGGAACCACCACATTTGGATTTTCACTAGGCGAGATGAAAATGGTTCATGTTGAAAGTTCAAATACAAGATTAACATCTGGTATCAATCTCTATCTTGAAGTATTCAATGATCATATAATTGATATGATTGATAGAACTTTTCAAACACAATTAACAGAAGAACAAATGTTTGGCACTCTGGATGTCATTGAAAAATATGGAAAAAGAAGAGCAAGTAAGATAACCGATATTCTATCAGCTCTGCAACCAGCACCAGTAGAAGGACAACCACCTCCATTACCAAGTGCATGGAATGTCTTCTTAGCTATCACAAGATACTGTGCTCTTGAACCAAATTTAAATATGAAAAGAATGCTAGAAAACATCGCTGAAAGCGTTTTGGTTGTTCCAACTAGAATGCTTGAAGTATTGGAGCAATTACAATGATTATAAAAATATTATTCGTAATAGGTTATATGTTATTAAGTTGTGCTGTTTTAATGATAGCAAATCATGGAGATCCAAAAATAGATATAGAATAAGATTAGGCGGGGAATCAGGATGTATGCTTCGGACCTTTATGGGACAAGCGAGTGCCATTATTCCCCGTCTTTTTTTTGGAACAAAATATAAAAGAAGGGGAGTTGATCTATGGCAACTAGATTTTGGTCACCATCAAGAACATATGAGTTTGAAGTAAAAGTGGCAGATAGAGACCTCACCCCAGATTTATATAAGTTGACAATCCTAACTTCAATTGATTTTCCATATCAAACATTTATATTGGAATTTTTTCTAGATGCAAATGATTTGATATTAGAAAAAATATATAGTCAACATGAAATTAAATTAACAGCAAAATTAATGGCAACAGCTCCTGATCTTGTAAACGACCAAATTGATTTTTCTCTCATGTATTTGACAGAAAATATTCCATTACAAATACAAAATACGATACAAAGTCAACAAGACGTCCAAAGATCTTCAATTACAATAAGTGCAGTTTCTAGAAAAGCATTTACCACAATGTCAACTTATATAAATGACGTATTCGAGAACACTACTCTTGATGCAATTATTTCAAATTTAGTTAGTAAAGCAAAAGGTCAATTGAAGCAAGATAGTGTTGGAAAAAATGCTGAAAAGATAGATCAAATTATTATTCCTCCAACAACTCTCTATCAATCATTAAAATATTTAAATAGAACTTTTGGTATATTTGATGGATGGTTAGCATTATGGTGCACACACGATAATAAAGTCTATCTAAAAAATCTAACATCCAAAATGAAATCATCTTACCTATTTTCAATATATCAATTTGCAACTAATGTTAAAAATGATGAACTCACAACAATCCTGGATGAAGAAATCTATTATACTAGGTATGATGTTAAAACTTCATATTCAGGAAATTCTAAATTTGTCGTTTTTGCACCAACAATGAAACATGTTGTTAAACCAAAAGATAAATTAAGTCAAACAATTGAAATTGATCTAGAAAGTTTTTGTAAAACATATGGTCTAATATCACAAAGAAACAAAATCTTTTTTGATAGTGCAGCTATATCTTCATCTAATAGAAAAAGAGTTTATAAAGATCATACAGGTTATGAAGCAAGCAATTCATTTATTAATTCCAATATGGCAGAAGAAATTGGTGACTTATCAGAAATTGAAATAAAGCTAGAACGTTTCTTGAAAATGCAAAGTCTTATGAATGTTGGAGAAGCAGTAACGTTCATTTCAAAGATTGATGATTATAAAGATTTAACTGGAGTATATATTCTAAGATCATCTCAATTGAATTTTATGAAAGCAAAAGATTGGGAATCTTCTGCAGATCTAAAACTAATTAGAACAAATAGAATTATATCTAAAGGTTAAAAACTTAGAACAAATGTTAAAAGGAGCTATATGTCTCAGCAATTACAAAAATTAGCTCAAAAATATATAGAAGAATTTATTAAATGTAAAGCATCGTTTGATTACTATTGTAGAAATTACGTTTTAATTGAGCTTCCAGGAAGAGATGAGAAGTTAACTCCTTATAGAAAACAAACTGAATTAATCGATCTAATTGAATTTCAACACTATGTTCTCGTATTAAAGAGTAGACAGATTGGAATCTCAACAATTATTCAAGCATACTCTTCTTGGTTAACTGTATTCTTTGATAATGTTGTAATAGGAATTATTTCAAAAGATGGAAGAGAAGCAACTGACTTTGCTAGAGCTGTTAGAGGAATTGTAGAAAAACTTCCAGATTGGATGAAACCATTAAAGGGTATATTGGGAAGAGGATTTGCAAAAAGAACAGAGCAATCATTTATTTTAACAAATGGTAGTAAAGTTTTCGCTTCACCAGTAAATCCAAATGCTCCAGAAAAGACACTTCGTGGAAAAGCAATTACATTTTTAGTTATCGACGAAGCAGCATTTGTTCATTATATTGATACTGCTTGGACTTCTATGGTTCCAGCTCTTTCAACAAATCAAATGCAAGCACGCAAAGCAGGAATTCCATTTGGAACAATTGTCTTATCAACTCCAAATAAAACAATTGGTGTTGGTCAATGGTATTTTGAGAGATATTTGAAATCAATATCAGGCGATGATATCTTCAAACCTTTTGTTATTCATTGGAAAATGATTCCTGAACTTTGTGATGATCCTGAATGGTATGAAACTCAATGTAGATTATTTGACCATGATAAAAAGAAAATCGCTCAAGAGTTAGAACTAAAGTTTCTCCCAGCAGAGGGATCATTCTTTGAAGCTGAAACAGTTGAAAAGATGCAAGAAGGAGCTATGATTCCTCTCGACAAAATTAAACTGTATAATGGAGAAATATGGTCATTCAGTCCGCCAATCGCTGGAACCACTTATATCATAGGAGTTGATACAGCTCCTGAGCATGGAACAGATAAATCAGCTATCACAGTTTGGGATTATACAACATTGGAGCAGGTGTGGGAATATCAAGGTAAATGTAAAGTCCTTGATTTTGTTAATGTTGTTAAGGTTGCTGCCACAACATATAAAAATTCTGTCATAGTTGTAGAATCAAACTCATATGGTAACCAAGTTGTAGAACATTTAAATGCAAGTGAATATTCTCCACAATTATATAAAGAGAAACGAGGAAAAGATACAATGGTTCCAGGTTTATCAACTAACTCTAAAACTAGACCATTAATGATTGATGCGCTATACTCATATATGACTCAATATCCTGAGTCTGTAAAATCAGAAAGATTAGCATTAGAACTAACTGGTCTTGTATCAAAAGCTAGTGGAAAAGTTGAAGCTGATACTGGATGTACTGACGATATAGCATTGTCAGCAGCTTTATGTTTTTATGTTAGAAAATACGATCCACCCCTAGCATTATCAATGAATATGACAGATGGTTCAATGATAGCAAGTGATTTAAAAGATGTTCTTAATTTTAATGTTGGTCACTCCGATGTTGAATTTACTGATCAAAGTATTATGAATTATATCAAAAATAAACCAGAAGAAAATTTAGGGTATATAGATACAATAAGTTTCTTCAAGGGGTAAAAAATGTCTGAAAATATACATGAATTGTTTGCACCTCCTGTTGGACTTAAGTTAGTTAATGTTATTGATGGTATGAAGCTATATTCATCAGCAAAACTAATGAAAAACTTTTTACTAGCTTTTGAAAAATCCAGCAGAGGAAGTGACAAAGTTAAGATAATTAAAGCATTAATGAGCAAAGGATTAATAGTTCCTTGCTTTAAATCAAAAGGCGTTTTTCCTTTCTTAAAATATAAAATTTTTGGAGATCAACAATCAAAAGCAATTTTGGGAATGTATCATCTAGAAACTAAAAAAGTTTATATTTTAATTGACAATAGTTCTACTATATTTGGAACTTCTTCTAATGATGAGTTAATATCAACAACCCTACATGAGACAATGCATCTAGCAGCTGGTAGAAATATGAAAGGTTTCTTAAAAGTTATGATGCCAACTTTAAGAACATTTTATTCAGAAGCATTCACTCAAATTTTTTCTTTAAAATCCGTTCCCAAAATTGACAAAATTATATATCATTTAGCATTGTATGAAAGTTCAAAAAATCTAAATGTGAATAAACAGTTAACCACATATTATCATTTACTTTATGATACATTTAATAATTCAACAAATTTAGACGAGACACAATTTAGATTAAAAATACAAAATTATATTGTATCTATGAAAATATTCTTTGTAAGTTTCTCATCATTTGTAAGATCATATAGAAAATGGCAAAGTATATTTATTGAGTTGAATCATGCATATGAAAAAACATTTGGCAAAAGAAATATTTATACATCACCATTTCAAGAATTAGTTTCTGTTTCAGAAGTAGCTTGTGTTATGGCAGAAATGAAATCTAAAGACCAGAGAGTAAATTCAATATTAAAGATATTGAAATAGGAGATTGAAACATGGCGGATGAAAAATCCCGAGAACCAGGCAGTATTACTAAAACTGCTGATGCTCAAAACGAAAGGATATCAGGTATAAGTAACGTTTCTAAAACAGTTTCAGAAATGCAAAAAACAACTCAACGTAAAATTGAACAAACTCAAGAGTCAATTGATTATGGTGCATCTACAGGAACATCTGCTAAAGAAATGAATAGTGTTCTCTCTAATTTTGGAAAAACAATAAGTGCATTCACTACAGGTATTCAAAATGTATCAATGAGTACAGCTAAAGCAACCAAGGATGCCATTGGTGATTATGGAAAAGCAGTAGGTCAAGACATTAATTTTAATAAACAAAATATGGTTGCCATGGCGCTTTCTAGAACAACTCCATTATTTGGTTACTTTGCTGCTAAATTTATGGAAACAGATGTCTTCAAGAAAGCTAAAGATAGAATGAAAGAATCCATTGCCAGCACATTTAAGGGCATTGGATCAAGTATTGCAAATATTTTTAAAGGAAAAGAAAAAGCACATAGCGATGCTGTCCCTAAAATGCAACGAGGTGGTTACGTTGAAAAAGGAGGTATGGTAGAAGTCCATCCCGCTGAAGTTGTCATGCCAATCGAAAAGATTCTTGAACGTATAGATGATTCAATATCTGTTGCAAGAGAGATGTCTGAAATTACATCAAAAAGTCAGATGAAGTCATTGGCAAAAATGTCAACATTTGTTTCAGCTGAAAGAGATAAAGAACCAGTTGGTATGACTAAAGGTTTCTTGCGTGCATTGAGAGAGGTTCAAACTCAATATGAAGAACCTTCAAACGTTCGTATGTTGAGAGCTGTGTTGTCAATTCAAGATACATTAGGAGCAACCATTGGAACATGGCAACAGGTATGGACTAAAATGCTTGTTGAACATCCTACCTTTAGACAATTAGCATTTACTATGAAATCTCTTGGAACTATATTTGGAGCTCCGTTCAAAGCAATAGGTATTCTCTTTAAACAAAGGGGTGGTTATACTAGTCATGTTTCTAAATCTGGAAATCCTTTTGAACAAATAGGTCATAATACTGGTATTTTATATACTGGAACAATGCATAGACTTGATAACATTGCTATGTATACTAAAGCATCAGCTGTAATATTACAAGATGTAGCTGGCGTAGTTTCGGGTGGAAAACTTAAATATGGAAATTTAGAAGCTATTTCAGAGGGAACGAGAAGTATCTTTGGTTGGTTAAGATTTGGATTTCATAATATTATGAAATGGGGTCCTGCTCTCATTGGTGCTGGTTTAGATTTACTACTGGGAGGAGGGGGAACAGGATTTCAAGCAGGAAAACGTCTAGGTGAAATGGCAACACGCCCAATGGAATGGTTTGAAAAACTTAAATTCTGGAAAACATTTGAAAGACGTAAGAAGATGGATTTTGCATTGGGTTCTGGAGTAGGTGATTTTGCTCAACTAGCTTATGATCAACATAAGAAAAA